GGATTACCCAAGTTACCAAACCGTTACGTCATAGCTATTAGTAATAAATTAGACAACACCACTAACGCCGATTTTGTTGTAAAGACATTCGAGGAAGCCTTAGAGATAGCCGAGTCGTACAACAAAGGAGTTGTCATGGTCATTGGTGGTAGCAAGATGTTAGATAGTATTGCTGACAAGTTAGATGGTGCAGTAATCACAGAAATTAAGCCTGAGCTAATTACCAAGGTAGACAAACCTGTGTATCTAACAAACAAATTTATGCAAAAACTATTGCAAACATCTTGTGATGTTGTTATGATGCAAACGGACGAATTTGTTGTCAGTTATGTTGGTTGGCAAGGGGATATGGATAAAGATTATTTACTTTACTCATATTGTTGCGATAAGCTTGGTTTGGAGGGTATTTAATGAGACATTTTCACGAAGATGAGTATTACTACACTGCTAACGGTGAAATAACATTTAACCAGACAACAGGTATCTATACTGTATGGGATGAGTGTTATGCCAACATTGTCTGCACCACGGTTTACCCTTATGTAGCTGAAGCTGCTTTGAGAGTGTATTGTGAGAACTTAGATTAGGAAATTAAAAATGCAATTACAAAAATTAGTTGATGAAATTAACGTACTAAGTGAGATTACCGAACTGAACATCCAAGTTTTTGATGGCGCACTATGGTACGTTGATGGTGGTGACTTGTGTATTAACACTGATGAAAACTTAGATGAACTGTTATATGGTGAAGGAGAAACTTTCTGCTTTGAAGTTAGAGGTAAACCATATAAATCGTCAGATGGTTGGGTGTTATTCTATGATGCGGATAACGGTTGTGGAACAAGAGACACTATTATTTTACGTGCAGATAAGGAGGTGACGTTATGAGTGCATTAGATGTGCAAATTGATGGTAAACATTACAAGACGATGAAAATGCAGCCCATCGAGTTAGCTTATAAGCTAAACGGTAGCCCATGCTTCTGTAAGTTAGCTAAATACCTAACACGGGATAAAGGAGACAGGTTAACCAATTTAAAGAAGGCTAAACACTGCATAGAGCTTGAGTTAGACTTGTTGAACAAAGGTATCGGTGTTGATTATGTTTTGTCATATCTTCATTCAGTAAAAGCTAATGAGATTATCCGAGAATTTACGGACAACAAGGACTACCAAGATGCTTTGATTTACTTGTACAACGGTTTTGAAGAACAAGCGATTGAGGTAGTGGATAAATTGATTAAAGGGGTTGTTGGTGAAAACAATCATACATATCAATCAACATAATATAAAACACAACAATAAAGTAGAACCACAGGATAGAATCCCTGTTATAACTTGTAAGACGTATAAAGATAATGTTTACACAAACACATTAAAGATTGTAGATTCTACAGGTAATATTGTCGCTAAAGTTATATACAGACCAGACAACCCATTATCTTGTGGGGCTAAAGTATGGATTGAAGCCGACAGTAGTAACGTAGTTATAGGAGAATTAAATGAAAACAACATTGGTAGATTTTGAAACATTCGCGGATATGAACTTTAACCACCCTGCAAACTTTTATGTGCGTACTGCATTAGGGTACGTCTACTTACACACTCGCAAACGTAACGATGCTCAAGAGTGGGTTGATAATGAGTTCGGAGCAGGAAAGTATTTAGTCCGTAGTAGCAAATTAACTAAGAGTGAACCGAAGTATGAAGGCTTCTCTGTAACCGCTAGATGAGGTAAGTATGGACAACCACTATAGTGACCTATATAACTTAGACGATGAGAATCGTTTATTAAAACAACGTATCAATTACCTTGAGCAAGAATTAGCAACAGCTAAACGGTTAATTGATGTTCTTATGTACGAAGCGGAAAATGGAGATGAAAATGGTAACAATTAACCTAGATTATGAACAATATGAACCTGTAGTACGTGACACACTACTGGATATGTATGAGGATGCCCTGTGGAGTGAAGTGGACACTGAATTATTGGATGCTATTGTTGTGTTACTGAAATACTTAACACCGAAGCGTGACCATGTTCTTATCGAAGCTATCCTCAATAAGAAACGCACAGAGTATGAAAAAGAAAGTCAGAAGTAGTTGACAACGATAAGCCAGTAGTCTAATATGAGGATTACTGGCTTTTTATCGTTTGTAAGGAGAAACAGATGGGTATAAAGAAAAATAAATTAATATTTGGTTGGGGTGTCAACGATGTGGATTATGAAGTGACTAAGCATAAGGAACTTCCAAAAGTTGACGGTAAACGGAGACAGAAAGAAGTTTGGAGGTGTCCTTATTATAGGAAGTGGAAAGAGATTCTTAGAAGATGTTTTTGCCTTAAATTCCAAGAAAATAAACCTACCTACAAAGGGTGTACCGTAACAAAGGATTGGAAACACTTATCAGACTTTATTAAATGGGTAGATAGTCAGCCTAACAGAGATTGGGTGAATTGTGAACCAGACAAGGATTTCTTATCTGTAGGTAATAAGCATTACAGCCCTGAAACTGTAGTTTTTATTTCTAGTGAACTTAATAAGTTTATTACAAATAGTGGTAGAAGTAGAGGTGATTATATGATTGGGGTGTGTACTTCTAACAGGAAGAAAAACCCTTATAGAGCACTATGCAGCAACCCTTTTGGTGGTAGTGGGTATATAGGTATGTTTCCTACAGAAATAGAAGCTCATCTTGCTTGGCAAGCCAAGAAACATGAATTAGCTTTACAATTATCTTACTTACAGACTGATGAACGCATAGCCTCTCGCTTACGCGAGATGTATGCTCTTGACAAAGATTGGACTATGCGGTAAGGGATATGTAATGATAACCATAAAACCACTGGGCAACAATTATGATCAGAACGCCAGAGAGGATTTTAAACTAAACCCGAATTCGGCGGTGTTCTGGTTTGTTGTTTCATCATTCGGGTATTATCATAAACCAGAGTTACCTAGCTTGCTTTCTGATGAAGTTTATGATAAGTTAGCTAAGACAATCCTAGATAGAAATATCAAGCACAGTAAGTTATCACATTTAATCACTGAGGATGATTTACGTGCTGGGAGTTTATATAATTTGGTAGTTTGGGATTACCCTGTATGGGTAAGTAGAATTTATGAAGATTTAGTTAAGGGGATATGATATGTCAAAACATTATTTTATAGCCGACACGCATTTTGGACACAGTAATATACACAAAAAGTTTCGCACACAATTTTCATCTGACGAAGAACATAATGAAACTATCCATGAAAATATTATAACTTGTGGTAACAAACAAGATTGCATTTGGCTACTAGGTGATATAATCTTTAAGGAAAGTGAGTTCTGGCGTATTAGTGCTTACGCCAAGAAGTTTCAGCAAGTGTATTTAATATTAGGTAATCACGATGCTAAATCACTGCCACGATATGCCTTGCAGCATAAGAACGTTTGTGTGATGGGTGTGGAGCAACGATGGGGATTGTGGTTAACCCATGTACCTGTACCAGATTATGAATTATATCGTGGTAATTGTATTCATGGACATTTACATAGTAAGGTTGTTGAACGTGGTATTTATGAGTACGGTAATTGTGTTGCTACAGGACAAGACCAGAGATACTTCTGCGTTTCGTGTGAACAAGTGGATTATGAACCGATTAGCTTAGAGCAGATCAAAGAGATAAGAGGTTGGTGATGCAAAGAATTAAAGTGGTTTGTAGCAGTGAATCAGCTTGGCAAGATTTTATTAAGAGGGTAGAATTACTTTGCAAATCAAGTGAAATCACATCTTGCGAGGTTAGAAGCGAATCTGTTATAGTAATGCACAAGGGTGTGCCTGAGACTGTGTTCTTTAAGTATTCACCCGACACGGTACAAGGGTTGGATTGTAAGTTTATTAGTTTTGATGAGGAGATTTATTGTGAATAACAGTAAGCAGTATTCTTGGTGGTATAAAGATTATCAAATATGCTTCTACCCACAAGAACAGACTTTACGTTGTCCTGACACATATAGTCAAATAGTGAAGATATGGAGTCCAAACAGAGAGATTGTCTATGACAACTACTTCGGCACAGATGGAATCTTCTGGTCTGGTGTAGAGACAACAGAAAAGCTGCAAGAATATTGCAAAAGGGTAATTGATAATTTGGAGGAACAAAGTAATGAGTAAACAGAATATGCCAGATGTTGTAAGACAAGTTTGGCAAGGTATAACAGCTATAGTTGAAAGATACAACGAAATTAAAGATAAGGTACGTGAGTTAGACAAAGATTATCTGATTGACTTAGACAACATTACAGTGGATTTAGACGAGTGCAGTTTTACATTCACTGACAACGAAATTGTTGTTAGC